GTGCAGCGCCTCAACGGCCTTGTCGAGAAAGGCCAGCTTGTCCTCAGGCATCAGTTTCTCCTCTCATCGATCATTATCTTCTGGCTGCGGAGGTAGTCGATCCCTATCCTCTGCGCCGCGTCGGGGCCGGCGCCTATCGTCTCCATGTAGGCGCGCTCGAATGTGAGCCCCATGTTGCGTAGCTTGGGCTGCACCCAGCGTCGCCACGACTCATGGGCCAGAGCCGCCGCCATGACCCTATCATCCTTGTTGCTGCCCTCGGCCTGGATGTTGCCGTCCTTGATGACGATGGTCTTCATCTCCTCAAGGAGGTACATGGAGTTCACGATAAACCTGTGGAGTTCCAGAGCGTCCTTGAACGAGTGCATCATGGGGGGCTTGTTGTTGCCGTTGGTGCGCCACTGGTAGGCGAGCGAGCCCCCCATCGAGTCGGCGCGGCGATAGAGGTAGTGCCGCATATTGTTGAGGACATAGCGGATGTCGTCCGCGTCACGTCCATCGGCGGCGTGGTTGACCATCTGGTTGGTCTGGGAGCGCAGAGCGTTCATCTCGTTGAACACGGCCTCTCCCGGGCCGTTCATTTCCAGGTTCACCATCACGTTGCGGTAGTAGCCGGCTAGATGACAGAGTGCCCAAGCGCATTGATACGTCGAGACATTCGGTGACACAAACTCCGCAACTTGCACCATTCGGTCGCTGAAACATCTTGCGACGTGGATAACTGCTCGATCAGCTTCGTCGCTACTTCCATATGCTGGATCACAGCCGATAACGTAGTGGCCTTTGGGACTGGGCTCTTCCCATATCTTGAGTTCTGCACGGCGGTCCCTCGTGGCGTTGACTATGGTGTCCTGCCAGCGTTCCGACATGGCGTATTTGAACGGCATGAAAGGCTGCTGGCGAGCGCGCTTCATCGCCTCGGTCAGGCTGGTGTTGGTGAAGAAGATGGACCCGGTGGCGACGAATGCGTCGTCCTCCAGCCACGGATACATCTCGTCCATCTTAGACTGATCGCCCGCGCACTCGCTTGGACTCTCAAGTTTCCAGCGGTACCAGGCGATTTGGTTCATGGTGACTTCTACGCCGTACTTTTCCTTGACGAGTCTTCTCCGTCTGCGCTCCAGTACGTGTAAAGGAGTCTCGTGTCCTTGAGGCATGTAGATAGAAAACCACGGGTGATCGTCCGGGAAGGTATAGTGATCATGGCGCCACCAGCCGACAAATATACATCGTATCGTTGGGTCCTCGCGCGCCTCCGTATACCTCTCTTGCCAGAAGTTAAAGCCATTGGCTGTGGTCTCCTCTACCTTCAGGCGATGGGGGTAGTAGGTGGACATGGTGGCGGACAGTTCGTTGAGGTCGTCGGGCGACCCCCAGAACGCCACCTCGGTGGCATGGATGTAGTTGTTGGCCGATGATCGACCCAGCCCGCCCTTGGACTTCTCCTTGATGCCGGCCACCAGGTACTGGATGACGGAGCCGTTCTTGAGCACGAGCATGTCGCGGTTTTCCACGTCCCATCGTATTTTGTGGGACTTCGGTAGCCCCGCAAAAAACACCTTGAAGGTGTTGCGGAACACGGCCTTGGAGCGGTCCTCGTGGGTGACGAAGGCGCCGAGGAGCCCGTTGTGGTTCATCGCCCAGAACAAATCCAAGGCAATGAAGAAGGTCGTCATTCCGAGTTGGCGGGCCTTGAGGATGTAGAACGTGGTGATGCCCTTATCGATGGCATCGCACATCTCGTCCAGCACGTAACGCTGGGTCCCAAGCATGGTCATGGGGATGAGGCCGAAGTCCTTGGTCTGTATCTTGAGCTTGGACAGAAATGTCTCGAAGCGAACCCGAGGGAACGGAGCTACCGCAAATTTAGAGACCGCGTTCATCGGCCGCCTTCATGGCGTTGAACACCATACCGAGTGTGACGCGCAAATGATAATCGTTCTTGTAGTTGAAACTCTCCATCTTGAACTTCTCGTCCGGGGTCGAGTGAGTGGGCCAATGGAGGCTGGCATATTCCATGAACGTCCTCACCCCGGCGTCGAGGACCTCCTTCCCGGGCATTTCGATGATCTTGGTGTCCATGTCGGCGTGGTAGACCGTCTCTTCCTCTTCCACCACGGCAACCTTGATCGGACCCTTCCTACTCATCGGAGGCCCATGTTGATGTGGACGCCGGCCAGCATGTTCAACAGCGGGATCACGATGTAGAAGATGATGATCGCCACCACCACAATCATCAAAAGGACGTTGATGGCCTGGGCGAAGATCGGCTCCATCGGTATGAGCCCAATCACCAGGCGGGCGGCCCAGAAGATGAACCCGGCGATCAGCAGAGCGACGATGATCTGGATCAGAAGCGGCATCATGGTTCTATTTCCCCATTAGTGTCCCGTAGTACGAAGATCAATGATCTTCTGGTTCAGGTCCATCAAAGTATCCCGCAACATACGTAGCCGGCGCGCGACATCGGCGTTGCTGTAATCTTTTTTTAACTCCTGCTCTTGCGCGAATATGTCGCCCTCGACGGTATCCCGGCGGCTGATCAGAACGTCGAGTTCTACACTGCGCACCACCTCCAGGGTTTTACTGTCGGCTATCCTCAAGACGGCAATCTGCTCTGAAACCCAATCCCTCGTCGCCAGCATGGGCAACCCGAGGGCCAACCATGCTGTAACAATCGCCGTCATACTTCCCATTGCCATGGCCGCCATTTGCAGACTTCTACGTATAAAGTCCCATCCAAATTCGGCCATTTTGGGTTCTCGGTAACGCTTATAAAAAACTTATTTATCAAGGCGCAGCGGCCTGGGCCTTGGCCACCTCCGCAGCGTTGTCCGTGATCAGGGAGCGGATTTGCGTCACCGCCGCCTCGACATCAGCGTCGGAGGTACCGGTGGCTGTAATCTTGGTCAGCAGCGTCTCGATCTCGGCGTTGTTGGTCGTGAGTTCAGTGGCCAAGTCGGTAATGGCAGCTTGCAGATCGGTAAGGGCAGACATGATTTTCTCCGTTCGTGTGAGTAGAAGATCGACCTTCGCAAGAAGGGCGGTAGGCAGTTCGATGTGATGGTATAACTCAATCCGCTGGGGTTGGTCTGGACCAATATGAGTGGTCATTACGAGCCTTCTGGGATGACGGCGTTGAGTTCCGTCGCGTTGGGCTGGCCGGGGGTGAGGTGGTTGAGTAAGTCCTGGAACACCTCCAGCAGTCCCTTGCCTGACTCTTCCTGCATGAACTGGAGGACGGCGCAGACCATGGGCAGGGCCTTCTCGGCCAGCGACACCTCGGGGAGAATACCCGCCATGCCGGCAATGCTGTTGATCAATCCCTGATGGGACTCAACCCCTTGCAGGATGTTTTCGGCAATGGTCATTAGATTGGCCGCCGTGGGGACGGCTCCGGTATCGGCATTGGTCATGGTTGCTCCTATGTTACCTCGGGTGGGACCGGGAGGTCCACGGTACAGGTGTCGTCGGTCTTGAGGCCCAGCGCGGCGGCAAGGCCGGGGCTCATATCACAGATGCGGCCCGTATTGGTATTGGGACCCCAATCGATGGGGCGGGCCTTCAAGGTTTTGCCCTTGGCCGTGACCATCACCATGATGCCCTGGAGGTATGAACGGGAGGTCTGCTTATAGTCCCAGCGGCACGCGATGTAATGGGATGCCGGGTCCAATCTGCGGGCCAAGCCGGTGGTTCCGGGCGGCTGTTCAGGGAGGAAATACCCATCGAACTTGTCCACCTCTGACACCTCACAGAGGGCGAGCCCTTCATCCGGGGCAACGCCCTTATCGGTGGGGCCGCCGAACGTGGACATCTTGCCGGTCATGGTGGAGATGGCCAGGGGATTGGGCGGGGGCGGGTTGACCACCTGGGAGTTAGAATCGGCGGGGGCGGAGACCGGCCCACTGGACGGCAGCGGGACGGACTTGGGCCAGTAGTAGCCGACTAGGCCGAAGTTGGAGCTGTTCTTTGGCAATGCCTCGATCCGCACACCATCGGACTCGTTGCCGCCGAGCGTGTTGATGCTGGTGGCAGTCTCGCTGACATAGAACCCTACATGGCCGATGCCGGATGATTTGCTGTCGCGCCAGAAGACAACGATGCAGCCCAGCGTCGGGGCGGCAAGTTTTTGAAACAGCGGGCTGGTGGTGAACGACTGGGAGGAGGCGCTGCGGGTGCCGGTTATCCCGGCCTGTTCTAGTTTGGCGTTGGCCCAGATGGCGCACCAGGGGTCACCAAGGTTCCCAACATGGGCCTGGGAGATGAAGGTTTCTATGCCACGGTTAACCCCGGTTTCGTGGAAGCCAACGTCCTTGAGCCCAAGCGTGTACCAGAGCGGCAA